CAGTTAAATCCTCAACTCCTGCACCTTGTCGCACAATGATTAAGAATGGTCTCAAGATTATGATGAATGGAACTGAAGAAGAAGTGATTGATTATATTGATCAATGTCGTACAAAGTTCAAAACACTTCCACCAGAAGAGATTGCATTCCCTCGCACCGTATCGAATGTCAAGAAGTATCATTCACGCACAGATATCTATTGCAAAGGCACACCGATACATGCTCGTGGGGCATTGCTTTTTAATTTCTATATTAAAAAGAACAAACTTGATAAGAAGTATTCATTGATTAGTAATGGTGAAAAGATCAAATTCATATATCTTAAAAAACCAAACATCATCCAAGAGAATGTAGTATCCTTTATTCAAGACTTTCCGACAGAACTTAACCTTGACAAATACATAGATTATGATCTACAATTTGAGAAGAGTTTCTTAGAACCACTTAAAGCAATACTTGATGCGATTGGGTGGAATGTCGAAAAAACTGTAAACCTTGAACTATTTTTTACATAATGGATTTACCAATTGACAAGCAAGAGTTCGACTACATAGTTACTGCACTATGGAGATGTCGAAAGAGTGAAGATAAGTGTGGTGATTTATATGATAGGATGAAGTTGGTTCAAGAGGTTATGGATGCAAATCCCGGAGGGCCTTATAAAAGGATTCTTCGCGAAGAACACAATATGGTGATATAATGAAAGATGAAAAAGAACTTTTGCAACAACTTGATGACATTGCAAAACAACTCAAAGGTAAGATTACTTACAACTCCTATGGAAATAGTGAAGGTAAGTCATCTCAAACAGTAATCATTGAATACAACATTGAAAAATAGTATGGACTTTTTAAAAGAAATAGTAAAAGAGATCGGGGATGAATATACGCAAATTGCGTCAGATATTGATGAAACTGAAAGATTCATTGATACCGGATCCTACATTTTTAATGGACTCATTAGTGGGTCTATTCTTGGCGGGGTTTCTAGCAATCGCATTACTGCTATCGCTGGTGAGTCGAGCACTGGTAAAACTTTTTTCTCACTTGCTGTCGTCAAAAACTTTTTGGATACTAACCCTGATGGGTATTGTCTCTATTTTGATACTGAAGCAGCAATTAATAAAGGATTACTTGAGTCTCGTGGGATTGACATGAACCGTCTTGTGGTGGTAAATGTTGTCACCATTGAAGAGTTCCGAAGCAAAGCACTTCGTGCAGTAGATATATACCTTAAGACAGACGAAGATAAACGCAAACCTTGTATGTTTGTGTTAGACTCTTTAGGTATGCTCTCAACAGAGAAAGAAATAAGAGACGCATTAGATGATAAGCAAGTCAGAGATATGACCAAATCTCAACTTGTCAAGGGAGCATTCCGTATGCTCACACTAAAACTTGGTCAAGCAAACATTCCACTTATAGTCACAAACCACACTTACGATGTTATCGGATCTTATGTCCCAACTAAAGAAATGGGAGGAGGCAGTGGCCTCAAGTATGCCTCGTCTACAATCATTTATCTCACTAAAAAAAAGGAAAAGGATAAGACAGAAGTTGTTGGAAACATTATTAAAGCTAAGACGGCTAAAAGTAGACTCTCAAAAGAAAATCAACAAGTCGAAATAAGACTCTATTATGATGAGAGAGGTCTTGACAGATACTATGGTCTTCTTGATTTAGGAGAACTTGGTGGTATGTGGAAGAATGTTGCCGGTAGATATGAAATAGATGGTAAGAAAATCTATGCAAAACAGATATATGCAGAACCAGAAAAGTACTTTACACCAGAAGTATTAGATAAGTTGGACGAAATTTCAAAGGCTACATTCTCATATGGAACGAATTGAAACCACGATTCTTCGGAATCTTGTACATAATGAAGACTATGCTCGTAAAACAATCCCTTTTATACAGTCTGATTTCTTTGAAGAGAGAAGTGAAAAGATAATATTTGATGAGATTGTTTCGTTTATCACAAAGTATGATTCATGTGTAACTACGGAAGCACTAAATATTGAGGTTGAAAACAGAACAGACTTAACAGCAGAAGAAGTTAATAACATTGATATTATCAGTAAAGAGTTGAATAACTCCCCTGTGGATAATCAGTGGTTATTAGATGTGACTGAGAAGTGGTGTCGCGATCGTGCGATATATCTTGCTTTGATGGAATCAATTCATATTGCTGATGGTGATGATGAGGAAAGAAATCGTGATGCGATCCCTTCAATCCTTTCTGATGCACTTTCTGTTTCTTTTGATAACAACATAGGACACGATTACATACAAAACTCTGATGACAGATACGAGTACTACCATAGAACGGAAGACAAGATACCCTTTGATCTCGAATACTTTAACAAAATTACCAAAGGTGGTTTACCTAATAAGACTCTTAACATCGCGCTTGCTGGTACAGGTGTCGGGAAGTCTTTATTCATGTGCCACTTTGCTAGCTCCGTGCTGCTCCAAGGGAGGAATGTACTCTATATTACAATGGAAATGGCAGAAGAGAAAATTGCTGAACGAATTGACGCAAACCTACTGAACACTCCAATCCAGAATCTGACTGATTTACCTAAACCAATGTTTGATAAGAAGGTTTCAAGCATTGCAAAGAAGACTCAAGGTCAGTTAATAATTAAAGAATATCCAACTGCTGCTGCACATTCAGGACATTTTAAAGCATTGCTTAATGAATTGGCATTGAAAAAATCCTTTAAACCTGATATAATATTCATAGATTACTTAAATATTTGTGCCTCATCAAGATACCGTGCTAACGCAGCAGTCAACTCCTACTCCTACATCAAAGCAATCGCGGAAGAACTTCGTGGTCTCGCTGTTGAAGCGAATGTTCCGATACTTAGTGCAACACAGACGACTCGTAGCGGGTTTGCTTCTTCTGATGTTGATCTCACCGATACCAGTGAGTCCTTTGGTCTTCCTGCTACTGCTGATCTTATGTTTGCCCTCATCTCAACGGAAGAACTCGAAGGGTTGAATCAAATTATGGTCAAACAACTCAAGAATCGGTACAATGATCCTACTATATACAAAAGATTTATCGTAGGTATTGATCGTGCAAAGATGAGATTATATGACTGTGAACAGAAGGCACAAGAAGATGTGCTTGACTCTGGAACCAAAGAGGAGTATACTGAAGAAAAGGTTCCTAAAAAAACTTTTGCCGAATTTAAATTTTAATTATGTCTGGAGACTACAACACACACAACGAACAGCAACCAAATATAAACTATACCGATAAACAAGTTGACCTTAATAAGTATGCTATATTCGTGGATGGTGTCACATCCGATCCCAGTAAAGATTATAAATCTTTTCTTGAGAGTCTTAGTGCCCTTGACGGAAAGGGTGCCAATATTCACAGGCTTCTTACTGCTGCTGTTGGGATTAGTGCTGAAGGTGGTGAGTTTATGGAGATCGTTAAGAAAGTTATTTTCCAAGGAAAGCCATGGAACGAAGACAATCACGATCATCTTGTTATTGAACTCGGTGATGTTATGTGGTATGTAATGCAAGCATGCGCAGCACTCAATGTTTCACTTGATGATGTGATAAAAGGTAATGTAAATAAGTTAAAGAAGAGGTATCCCGGTGGAGACTTTGATGTCCATTACTCAGAAAATCGTTCTCTCGACGATAGATAAAGCAAACATTAAATGTATAATATACAATGACAACCCCTAAGATGTACTTAGACTTAGAACTAAAAAATCAAAAACAAAAAGACATGATCACTGTATACGAAGAACACATTGAAACTTTAGAAAAAGAAAACAAAAGTTTAAATGCACAGATATTATTTTTAAAAGAACAACTAAATTATAAAACTTTTGGAAAACCATGCTATAATGAAGAGGTAAAAGATAAATAGTTGGAGTAACTTAAAAATCATGAGAGATCAATTAATCAAAGCACTTCTAGCTCATGCACAAGGCGATATCCAAAAACATGTAGCAAATGTAGAAGTATACTTAACAAACCCTGCAGGTATCGGTGAGCACTCTAATATTGTAGAGGCAATCGAACAAGAGTTAAATGAGATTGCAAAGTATGAAGATCAAGTTGAAGTAATCAAGAAGTACTTTAAAAAGTAATGGCGAATCTGGATAAAAAAGATTTGGGAAAGAGGAGTAATGATGAAATTTTTCTAGAGAAATTTTTTGAAAAAAATCATCGCATGAATCTTTTTAATGTAAAAAGAAAAAGTGGTAAACCAAAAGAAGGTATATTTGTCCCCTCATACTTAGTTTTTAAGGTTGATGGTGATGAAGTTGTATCATACTTATCAGATCAATCAAACGATTTTCAAGAGGCACTTGCGAGAATACAAGAAAATATGGAGTTGACAGGCCCAAGAAATCAAATTCTGCTTGTAGGAAAATTTCAAAATGACAATACTGTTGCAACTCTTGGATTGGGTGACTTGCAAAAAACTTCTGAGTTTGGTGGTCAAGGTGGTGGTAATAGAGGAAATGCTTATGAAGATGAATTTTTAAAAAGTCTCCAATGTGAAATAGAATGTATTTGTGAACATACAAAATATGAAGATCAAGCAAAAGAGTTGATCGCACTTATTAATAAAAACCAGAAAATAAAAGGAGGTATCTCTGAAGCAATTAAAGTTGGAGGTGCAAATAAACCAAGACCACTAAACTATTCTGGTGGTTTGTATGTAACAGCAGGTGGTAAAAAAACTAAAGATATTGGAAGCACAGTCTCAGATATTACTGCTACATTTGGAGGCGCAAAACAAATTTATCTTTCATGTAAGTTTGGAAACACATTGACATTCATTAACTCTGGAGTAAAAACAGTTTTTACAGATAAAGATTATAAAAATTCTTTTAAAGGTTATAAAAATAATATTGGTAGTGCATTATTTGAAATGTTTAATATTGACAAGATAGAATATGCTAGAATCTTCAATCAATATGGTAAAGGGTATAAAGGAAAAATTGTAGATGTAACTCAAAAATGTCAGACAACTAAGATTGAAGATCTATTACAATACGCAATTGGACATAATTATTACATGGTTCATCAAAGCGGCCCTAAATTTACTACATTTGAAATGACAGAACAGTTGATGAAAACAAGTTCAAAGTTAACTGGTAAAGTTAAATTGCATTATGGTGGAGCAAGAGGGTCTGGTAAAAGATTAGATATTCATTGTGAGAGTAGTAAGTATAAGTTCATGTTCAACCTTAGAAATAAACAAGGTGGACTATATCCATCTCATATTATGTGTGACTACAAAAAGAAATGATTAACATTGACGAACTGATTAGATCCTTTGAATCTAAATCAAAAAATAAGAAAGAAAGATTCAGTGATTTTTTATATTTCTGTTTCCATTCTTTCGATAAAGTTATTGAAAATAAAAAGCACAAACGCCACAAGGATAAATAT